AATGCTAAAGCCTGAAAAGAAAACTATTAAGGTTGAGGGCGAAGCAAGGCAAAAGGGAGACGCACCGTGTATGGTATTATTTTGCGCCTTTGATCAGCAAATGTATTTTATTGAACTTGCTAAAAGATACGGTTTGAATAATTATATTAATTTGGTATTTCGTAAAAACTTTTCAGCTCAGGTACTAAAGGCAAATATGAAAATAGTGGGTAACTGCGAATATGGTTTAGTTCTTTATCGCGAAAGGTTGCCGAAGTTTAGAAATAACGGCAAAATGATTTTTAATTGCATCGACTGGCCGCGCGACAACGAAAGCGACAAGATCCATCCCACACAAAAGCCGGTCAAACTACTTGAAACTATTATTGAAATATTTACCGATCCCGGAGACGTTGTAATTGACCCGGTGGCCGGAAGTGGTTCAACTTTGGTCGCTGCTGATAATTTAGACCGAAAATCTTACGGCTTTGAAATAAAGATGAATTTCTGGAAAGACGGAACAAAATGGATTGAAGAAAACAAGCTTAAAAAGCAAGAGATTAAAACGCTTGGTTATGCCAAAACTGAACTAAACAAAATTAGTGCGACTCTTTTTTAATTTTTTTCCCTCCCCTATTGCAGAATTAAAATAATTGTGTAGCTTTGTGGTGTTGACGTGCAGGTTAACATGAAGATATTGGTTAATTTATTAACCACGAACAAGATCAAAGGACGGGTTGCCGACTGTTTTTTGGTCTTTCGTTTTTTAAGGTACTTTGGAAAAGAGATATTTTTTGATTTAAGCGTAATGTTTCAGCAACTTTAAGACGATGTTTGTTAATTGAAAAAAGATTGAAAAGCTGTTGTAGAACATACGAAAATATTTGCAGGGTATTGTATTAAATCGTAACTTTCGTACATATTAGAAAACAGAAAATTACGACAAAATGAAAACAAGATTACAACTCAAAAGCGAAGCAAGTCAAGACTCAAGACTTGACCAGGCAATCGAAAATGCAAAGAAAATTTCAAGTGATTCAGAAACAATTGAAATCACTGCCATTAATGAAGTTTTAAATTTTCTCTTGCATGAAGAATGGGAAAAAATAACAGGTACTGAAAAACAAATCGAATTTGCAAAAAAATTGTACAATGAATATTTTGATCGTTACATCAAAAATTGCAAAGAGTACGAAGATAGAGGCAAAACAAACAGGCCAGCTTATCAGACTATGAAAAACGCTATTGAAGTAGTTTCAAATACTTACGAAGCTGCAAAAATTATTAACGCACTTAATGACAGATTGTAATGTTCTATTCGCCTTCGTGCCATCCACCACAACAAGGATTGAAAAAAAAATATCAAAATGAAAGATCTAATTGAAGAGGCAAAAAAAAGAATCGACGAAATTGTCAAAATGTCAAAAGATCGCACACACAGGCAGAGTTACCTTGCTTTTTATAGGGGCGAACATGGATTCGTTTGCAATTGGTGCAAATCGAACACTGATCTGAGAATTGATGTTCTGTCATTTGGGAACATTAATCATAACGTAGATAGCGTTATGAAAATGATAAATGAAAATAGCCCCTGTCCAGTTTCCCCCGCAAAGTTTTCTGAGCAGGGATAGAGCCGGGTGAATCTTGCCCGGCTTTTTTTATTCAAAAATAATTGCTAAATTTGTGAGATGAAAATATCAGAAATAAAGGTCAACCCGAATAACCCGCGAATCTTGAAAGACGATAAATTCAAGAAGCTGGTTAAATCAATTAGCGAGTTCCCTAAAATGATGTCTTTGCGACCGATTATTATTGATTCCGATAACATGGTACTGGGCGGCAATATGAGGCTGAAAGCATTGCAGGAATTAAAGTTTAAGGATGTTCCTGATGAGTGGGTAAAGCGTGCCGAAGATTTGACGGAAGATGAAAAGCAAAGATTTATCATTTCTGATAATGTTGGTTTTGGGGAATGGGACTGGGATATTTTAGCAAACGAATGGGACGTTGAACAGTTGGCAGATTGGGGATTGGATTTACCTATTAGTGGCCAATTACCCGAATTTAACGGTGACTCAAAACCGAAAGGCGAACATGATACACAAATTTGTCCTAAATGTGGATTCCAATGGGAAAAAGAGCAGTAGGGATATATGTCTTTTCAAACCAGAAAAAAGAAAGGATTTTAACTGATCGGGATAAATATTTCGATGGGAAAGCATATTACGGAATCAACTATATAATTTCAGAGATTGAAAATTCAGAAATATTATTTGTTTCAAGTGCAAACATTAATTCAGTTGACTTTGTTTTGGTCTCCATCACGTCTCATTATGACATACTGAATATCAACCACGAACTTAACGGCAAAAAAATAACATCAAAGATCATTTTCGGCGGTGCGGGAATATCAGGAATTGAATCACTTTTTGACTATGCTTTTGCTATTTGTTTTGGACGTGCAGAAGGGTTAATTAATAAAATATTTGATGCTGAAATATTGCCTAATGTTTGGTATAAAGACAAAGATATTAATTTAACGCAAAAATATGAGATCGGAAAAGGCACAAAGCTAATTGACATTAAGGGGTATTCAGAGAAAACAGTAGGATGCAATTGCCTTTGTAATTTTTGCCAATATGGTTTTAAAAATAAATATTTCAACCCATCAGAAGGCAATAATTATAATTCAGGATATTCCAGAAAAGAGGACACTATACAAAATATTGATTTTTCTCAATGCAATAGAAGAACAGCCCCCCACTTGGTTAGTGCCATTGATGGATTAACGGAGGCAACCCGAAAAGTAATTAACAAGCATATTTTAAATACTGACATATCCGAAAAATTTACGGAAATATACGATCAGAAACAATCATATTTTGCCCTGAAACTTTATAATATTATTGGTTTTCCGTGGGAAAAGAGAATTGAATTATTTGAATTTATCGAAGCAATTAAGAAGGCAGACAAACCATCAGAGAAGAAACTCAATATATTTATGATTAGTACCCATTTTGTTCCTATGCCATTTACACCAATGGAAGGCGAAAGCGTAAACGAGCATGATTTCAGAAAGGAAGTCGAGCAAAATAAGTACCAATATAAAGGAAAGTCAATTAATCTTTACTATCCGGCCACTCAAATAACAGGCCCTTCGTCTGCTTTTGAGGAAACTATTTTATTGAGAATGGACTTTGAAAACAGAAACAAAATTAATTTGATTCTGAATGCTCAAAAATACAAAACATTGGCTTCGGTTGCAAAAATCAAAGTTTTGAAAAAATATTTCCCTGAAAAATTGTATGGCATTAATAATGATATACTTCCATACATAATGCGACCATATAAAATTGAAGGCATAAAAGCAAAGTATTATAAATTGAAAAAAGAGCTATTGAATGTGTGAATAATCATGTATATTTGTCCAATGAATTAAGCAAATGGCAAAGTACTGTGAAGATATAGTTAATCGAATATGTGCGCTGATTGAGACTGACAGTTACACGGACAAGGAAGTTTGTAATTTAGTTGACATTAGTCAGGAGACGTTTATAACATGGAAACGCGAAAAACCTGAATTTTCTGAATCTATTAAAAGAGCTGAAAGGGTATTTTTAAGTTTCATTGCAACGGAGGCCAGAAAGTCGCTTGTTAAAAAAATTCAGGGTTATACGGTTCAGGAAAAGAAAACGGTATATGCCAGCCAATTAATCGAAGGTCAATCAAAACCAAAGATCAAGGAGCAAACAATCACAGACAAACATTTCCAGCCAGACACCACAGCCATCATATTTGCCTTATGTAATCAGGATTCTGACAACTTCAAGAATAAGACCACGATAGCTGGTGACAAGGAGAACCCGCTGACCTTGACACCAACGGTCATACTTCAATACGACGGAAAACCGATCAACCTAAAGACATGATTTTCGATCCAAACCCCTTGTTTTTTGAAATGGTTCGAATATTCAAAGAAAACTATTCACCAGAAAATAAGGTCGTCATATGCAACGAGGGAAGTACCAGGTGTTTTG